CGAGATATAAAGATGCAACATCATACTTTGCAAATAATGGTGTTGATTGATCTATAGTAAAACTACCCAACGATACAGGTCTAGCAAAGAATGCATCTAAATCATTGGGACATGTAACAAAACGCATAGTATTATTGCCAGTCATCACCATATCAGTCGTATCTCCACCAATCTCAAGCATCGTATCATTCTTTTCTTCCACAGAAGTGTCTACTGTTCCAGTTAACTGAATACCTGTTTCAACTTTGGATTGATATTCCAATTTAAGACTATTCAGGTAACCATTAGGTGGGCGAGGAAGTACTGAAGCATTGAGTTCATCATACTTATCATTAATGTACAACCATCGATCGACATCCCACCTAAATTTATGATCAGTAGCATAAGCCGTCAAATATTTCATCTTGTGCATAGGAACATTTGTAATAGGGGGACCACGAGAATCAATTTCTTCTTTCAATTCTTTAATTTCTTCCAAAATATATTTTTCTTTATCTTCTAACGTAACAGAGGTAATTAAAATTTAGGTGGTTGGAAAATTACCAAAAACCAATCCACCGAGAAGATATATCAATTTTATAACCGCAGATCAAGGACGCGGCTCTACGTAATTTGCGCATTCACACAGAATTCAATCTTCAATAAACACAATGCAGATACAAATCACGGGATTATCTACCGCCCATATAATCATATCAAAGGGGCTGTTGAGACAGTTTAGCGTCGTGTTCAGGACGGAACGTGCTCAACTAAAACATAAATCATAAATGTCTAAGCATTTATCATATGTAAAAATTGGCACGTCTCTTTCTGCAATACCATGGTGGCTAATAATTGCTTGCATATAAATATTTCGCAATTTATTATAGGCAAGTCGGTTATCACCACCAATAGTTAGATGTAGAAACCATTCACCTAAAGCACTGTTCGCAATAGAAATAGCATGCTCCAATGCGGTACAATTTTCATTAAATACCGAAACACTGGACATTTTAAATATGCTTTGGGGATCCAATAAAGCAACCATCTTCATTGCTAAATTGGAAAATTTAAAGGTTCGTTTAAGGAATGTGGCATCACTAACATCAACAAAGGGTTTTAGTTCGGAGGATTTATCACTAGCAGTTAATTCCATATTATAATCAGAGTAAACCTTAGCCAGCGTGATATTATTAACATAGTTCTTCAAACTCTCATGAACAGAAGCACTCTGATCATCACCATAGAAACCAGGGGATATAAAATCAAACATGTTCTTACCTTGAGGGTCAAATCCATCATCAATTGCTCGTAAGTAACATATAGTATAGAACATTAACAGGATCAGACAATTCATCTCAGCTGTTCCCAAATGGCCAGAAGGTACAGAAGGTTTAGAAAATAATTCCCCATCTAAAACATAATATGGTTCAAGAAGATCCGAAAGAACACCATTTAAATTTGACAACGCTTCCTCATTATATCCACCATCCTCAGCTATATTATATAATAGCGTATATGTAAACCAACGTATAATATAGCTAGCTGTAATATCAAATTTCTTGGCATCAGCTTCAACATAAAACGGAAATTTCGTAAAAATCTCCCACAATTTATCAGCATCCTTATATGTATTAGTACCGAACATAGAACAAAAAACACTACTTTCTTGTATCAGTGTTATTAGTGGACCTATAAACATGCGGGATATTATCAAGTGTGGGAGCTCATGAACGTAAAATAATCGAGTATTTCCTTCTTTAGATTTTTTAACAGTAACAGGTTCATCCTTTAATGCAACATTAAATATAGTATCACTCATATAACCATTTTTATATTGAATCAAAATTTCCTTCATGCGTTCAACAACTGGGGCACTAGCCTCCCTGGTAACACCGTCTTCGGATAGAGGTAGATACTTACTCTTTTTACCAGGAAAGTTAAAGCCTGCTGCTGTCGAAGCATTGATTCTATTCAAATAATCATCATCTGTATATCCATTTATAGCATTTTCAACAGTATATGGCGAAAGTTTTAAATCCCCGTGCTCATTTTTTATCCGCTCCCGAATTAGTGGGAGCAAATAATTAAAAGCCCGGGATGCTTCAGATACCCTATCCATGCTTATTTCCTTACAAAAATGCTTCAAAG